GGCTATCAGTCGGAACGCTAGGGTCTCTTATGACGCTGAAGCCCGTGAGGAAGACAAGGGGCTAATCAAGTACCTGCTAATGAACGGACACAACACACCATTTGAATCAACGTGTATTACTTTTGAAGTGAAAGCCCCCATCTTTGTTTTCAGGCAGTGGCATAGACACAGGACACAATCCTATAATGAATTGTCGGCAAGGTATCGAGAACTGCCAGAAGAATTTTATATTCCTGAAGAAGAGAAAATAACCAAGCAGTCAAAAGATAATAAGCAGATGCGAACTGATGAACAACATCCTGAATCCAAAGAAATTCAGATTCAAATTGTCTCAGCTAACAGAGCATCTTTTCAGGTTTACAAGCATTTGATTAGAACTGAATGCCCCCGTGAAATAGCACGGTCTGTTTTGCCTGTTGGCACATACAGTCATATGTTTTGTACGGCTAATTTATTTAACTGGTATCGGTTCTGTAAGGAACGCAGTCATGAACATGCCCAATATGAAATACGGGTTTACTCAGATGCTATCTTGATAATGTTGGGGGAACTTGCGCCTATAGCTACCAGAGTTTTCAGGGAGAAGTATTCGTTATGAAATTGAGAAGGATAAGTATAGGGGTCAGTGATATTTTAATTTTTGAATTAGGCACTGATGCACAAAGGGCGATCTGGAATCATGTGTGTGATGGGACTTCCTGTATTGATAGTGAATTTGATCTTAGTATCAAACCATTATTAGCGGCTCATGGAGTTTATGATATTCATATAAAGGATATGCCTGTTAAAAAGAAGTAGACAAATAATTTCAGAGTGTGCTATAATCGGGTATATTCAAATGACATATGAGGTCAAGAATGAGTTTACAAAATGAAATTGATGAAATGAATTTGTGGGCAAGGCTGAAGGGCAATCCTGAAATGGATATTAATTCTTTGAGTGTTAAAGAAGCCCAAAGTATTTATATTCATATTGATACGGGATTGTCACCAGAGAATCTACACTGTGATGGTGAAATTTCTCGTTCTGCTGCTCAGGCAAAATATCGTGCATATCATAATGCAATCAAAGAACTGAACAAGCGTGGATTTCAAGCGCAGGATTGCTACGAGTTCTGATATTTTTAATATTTAACTAAGCCCCTTCGGTGGGGCTTTTCTGTATCTACGGGGATAGATAATGAAAATACAAACTGAAGAACAGGTGAAGAATTTGGTGGATAAAACCATCAAAAATCACAAACTTATGATTGCCGCAATGAAGCGGCTGATGTCACCACCACCTTTCCAAAAAGAAATTGATAAGCAGCGGGACTATACCGAGTCTTCAATGCATCGTTGCCGTAGGTGTGGTGATTCTGTTGTGCCTCTTTTGCCTACCGCAGAATTATCTTTGATTTGTATTCCCTGCCAAACTGAACTACGGAAACGTGAAGCCCCAATGTGGTTCGTTGAAATTCTGGATAAGACCAGACCCAAAGCTAAGGAGAAGAAAAATGGCTGAATTTCTAAATCAAACAATACCAGTTGACCCCCCAGAATGCGCGGATGGATTTGCTGCTATGGGTAAACCAATCCCAGATTTCAGAAGGGATGAAGCCTACCGTACATGCAGAGAAGAATTTGAAATGAATTCTAGTAAGGCAATGGGAACGGTTGCGGGTATGGCTGAAATGCTAGAACGTGATAAGCCCTATGAAGCCCTTGGATGTGGGATGAAATACGGTGTTGACCTTACAGGGTCATATCGCTTAATGGCTGTGTTGTTGGTTCATCAGGAGAATAGTGATGCCGTTCCCGTGTGACAAATGCCAGAAGGAATTTTCATTCATGGCGTTATTCCGTGTTGCTTATTATCGGCGCAATTGGTTAGGCGAGAAAGTAAAACTGGTTCGGTATCACTGTGCAAAATGTATGGGGTGGGAATGATGAATGACCCCGCACTAGGATTATTTGTACTGGTCTGTACTCTAGGGATTTTATATCGATTGCATAAACTTCATATAGATGTCAAAAAGCTGCTGAACAAGGAAAATATAGATGAGTGATTACACAGTTGAACAGGCAGGATATGGAAGCCTAAAAAATATTGATGGAAATCTGTGTGGGCTGATGAGAATGATTTATACCGTGGGGGTGATGTATGGAATCGATGAACAGGGAAATTATCGGGGTAGATTTTGTTTTGATACCTACCAAAATGCAGAATTATTTTTACAAGATTGGGACGGTCATTCTATTCCTGTTGTCGGGGAAGATGGATGCAAGGCAGTGAAATGATTAAATTCTGGCGTGAGTTTTGGGATTGGTTTCTATGCTTGATTGGCGATCACGATTGGACTTGTGCTGTTGATGAGGGGCAGGATAAACCAACTCAAAAACAGATAGATGATGGGATTGATGGATTTTATGATTACGCAAAAACCTATTGCAAGCGTTGCGGTACTGTGTCTAAGTTGTGCCAATGAGTGATAAGCTAATTATTAAATTTGATGAATATTCTTGGTACAGGAATTGTCTGGATGAACTGAAAGAATTGGTTGGGGAATCTGGGATTGAAGGTGATGAAGTATTGGGGGCTGATCATAAATGGACAATCACAATTGATGCCGCGCATAAGATTGGAAAACTTTTGCCTACCATTGAAAGCTATGAGGGGAAATTACAATGAGTGATGAACTGGATAGAAGCAGCACAGATGCAATGCATTGGGCAAAAGCTTTTATTGCTACTATGCATAAAGAAATGTGGAATCCTAATGATATTGATGAAGGATTAATGGTCGGTTGGTTTTCAAATTATTGGGCTGCTGTGCATGACCCACTACACAAGCAGATAAAAGAATTGGAAGACCGAATTAAAAATGTGACATTCAATTATCAGGGGATAGAGAAAGTGCAAAGGGAACGGATTGACAAACTGAAATCACGGATTGATGACTCTTGTAAAATCGTAGAAGGTTTGTTTGGTGGTGGGGCAGCAGATGAATTTCGCAAGGCAATGAAATGACAGATAAATTATATGAATCAACTGATGGGTTTAAATGCACTCTTAATCAGATGGTTAAAATTGAACCTGAATGGGCTGCAAACAGAATACGAGAAGGGGAGAAAGCAGCAGCACAGGTAATAGAATTGGAAGGGCGTTTGTATGAACTGGAAAAGCCTGAGAAGGTTAAGACCATCAATGAATTTGTGTATGTCAGAAAGGATGTAATATTTAATATTCTTAATGGGATAGAGAGTGATAACCAATAACTTCACCTATGAATTACCCCCCAGACCTGAATATTGGGTTTGTCACTGTGGGCATAGAGTTACGGATTCAACGTATATGGCAGCAAGTTTCGATTACCCTTGCCCCGGTTGTAATCCGAATATTGGAAAAGAGTATTGGCCTTGGAGAATGCTAAGCAATTACAAAGCCGTATATGCGGAAAAGAAAAATGCAGAAACTAATTGAAAGTGATTTTGTTCAGTTACTTTGCCTTTGTATTATAATTGCAATCCTGTTTTCTGGGTGCAGTGAAATTAATCCGTTTGAATATGATAACGGTGCTGAGTTTTGTGACACAGATTTTCGGGGTGGGGTTGCATACATAGAGTATGGTATTGTGTACTGTAATAATGGGGAGTATTTTGATGGAACCTAAATCATTTCAACAGTGGATTTCAATAATGTCTAAGATTGCATGGGCGCATGTTCTGTCAAATTTATACTGGTTAAGAAATCCATTTAATTATGTGGTGATGACTAAATCAACTGTCTGTCTTCGGGGGGAAGAAGGCGCAATGGATGAAGAGATAAATTTTGTGGGAGTGGTTCAGGATATTCCTGATGTCACTGATCACAGTGTCATTCATAAATGGAGATTGGTGAAAACATACTATGGGGAGTGGAAAGAATGATAACAATAGTGATGCCTGAATGGTTTATTTTGCTACTAGCATGTTTGGTGGTTCTCTACATTCTTGATATTTTTATGAGGCTGTGTATATCAGTTTATAAAATCCTGATCATGAAACAGGAAAGGGAGAATAAAAATGACACGGGATGAAGATGTTTCCCTGTGGGATGTTGACCTGATATGTAATAGCTGCGGGTGGGATGGAATAGCTAAGAATACAGAAATCAATATCAGGGAATCAGACAAACAGGTACTAATGGTTTGCCCCAGATGTAAGGCAGTCGATAATTTTACGGTGCAAGATGAATAACAATAAACCTAAAATGTCCCTGACATATCGATACCTGAATATGAATACTATGAAGTTCGTGGATTCAAATGCAGATTTCGTTGACGCATTTAAGGGTACGAATCATTTGGTTAGGGTAATGTCTGTTGAGGAATACGGGCAGGTTTTAGTTGCTGCGGGAAGTCATGAATTTTCTGAACAGCAAGCACTATACCAATGTAGAAAATTGACGGGGGTTCTGTGAATGTCCGTGAGTTGACCTTAGCCTATCATCGAACACAACAGCAACGATATGATTTCATGATTCCAAATACTCATTTCAATCTAGGATATGAAATGGATATTATGTGTGTAAGGAAAGGGAGTTTTATGGTTGAGGAAATTGAAATCAAAACGAGTCGATCTGATTTCTTAGCTGACTTCAGAAAAACGGTGGGCAGACATCGAATGAAACATCAGGAACTTGAGCGCGGTAATTTGATTGCCAACTATTTTTGCTTTCTGGTTCCTGCCCTTTTGCTACCCAAGATTCAAGATGATATTCCAGAGTACGCAGGTATTTATGTGGGGTATAAGTTGAACAAGCCATATAGTGAAAAGGACAATGCGGGATATATCAGGCATGTGAGAAAACCAAAACGGCTGCACAAGAATAGACCTACAGAGAAATTGCTTTACAAGAAAACTAGGGGCATGACCTACAGGTTTTGGACGTTGCTTCATGAACACCACAAAGCCCGTTCCTAAATTTGGATGGAACTGTGGGGTGTGCGGTAAGTTTGTTGCTTCAAGTTCTGTAGATGGTTTTCCAGTCTCCCGCTATTGGAGAATGATGACTGCCCCACAGATGGTATATTGTTCTGCCAAGTGTGGGCTGAAAGATTACGAGATGAGAAAATGCACCAGTGCCAACATACACGAAGAAGATGCGTAGACACTAGACCATGCAACGGGTATACGCGCCGAAGATGGATTTGCTATACCTGCAAAGTGAGGTTCAGCACTATTGAAGTTGAAGTTGATCTACGGGCAGGACAAAACGCACTTGATGCACTGAAGGAAAAATTGGGCAAGCAGATACAACGTAAAGAATTAGACAAGGCAATTGAATTATTGGGGAGAATCCGAGATGGTAAAGTTTAAAGTTACAACGGGTCATGATGGTAAGTGGTATGTTTTTCAGAAAATGCCGATCATGGGAACCACAGATTTCAGGTGGGTTGCAACATCTAAGGCTTGCCGTAGTCGCACAGAAGCCTTTGGTGAGCTACCTGCGGGGGAACTTGCAGAAGATACCATTACACTGACTAACTGAGTTCGGCTAACAGGGGCTTACAGGGAGTCTCAGCGATATTGAATATGTGACTTTGTTACACTAAATAAATGATATTAGTATCAAATATTCCTTGACAAATAACTATAGGATGCTATACTTATAGTATACAAACAAACAAAAGGAATAACACGATGAACGAATTAATGACAAGCAACGAAGAAGCCACAGTAACAATGACCCACGAAGTATCAGGTAAAGAAGTCACTGTAGTAAACACTCCTTCAGTAGTAAGCAAATACGAAGGACTTGGTTACAAAGCTTAAACCACTTTTAGTAAGACCAGATGAAGAAGCCCCCTACTAGGGGCTTTTTTTTGATCAAAATAAAGTGAAAATAAATGCGATATTTCCTTGACAAATAACTACAGAGTGCTATACTTATAGCATACAAACAAACAAACACGGTAAATGAAATGAGCATAGCAAAAACAATTCAAGAGCAAATCGGACACAAAGCCTTTTACATGATGGGCGCAAAGAATTTGCTTGATCACGGTGATGCCCTGAGTTTTAGGATTCGCGGTAGCAAGGCAGTTAATTATATCAAGATCACCCTGAACGCAATGGACACTTATGACCTTGAATTTGGAAAGGTCTGGGGAATGAACTACAAGGTTAAAGCTACTTTTGAAGGTGCTTACGTTGATATGCTTCATGACCTGATCGAATCTAAAACGGGTCTTTACCTGAAATTATTTTAAAGTTAATCGTGTGTTGTTTTTGCCCCTCTTAACCGGGGGGCTTTTTTAACGACACAACCAACCAATCAACCAACAACACGGAAACACGAAAATGATATTTGATAAATGGAAAGCAATAACTTCTCAAGCGATAGTCAATCAGTTTATGAATGCAACGCTGAAGAAGGAAACCAAAAACGGTCTTTCAAAGGAAATGCTCCAAGCAGCCTTTGACAGTTTTTCTTACAATCTCGATTACCAGTATAAAGCTTATGCTATTTATGATGCTGAAGTTCCTGAAGACTTCACCAAGCTTTGTCAAATTTGTAGGGGTATATAATCATGGCAGGACTTTGGAACCAATACGATAGCAAAGAATTAGCTGCTGTCATTAGCGATCACTACAGCAAAGGTGATATTCTTAATATTCAAACCAGTGAGTATGCCTACAATACGACTGCCCCAGATTTCAGATTTGATGAAGCTGCTTCTGCCCCTGCGGTAAGAGCACTTATTAAAAAGGGAATTCTTGCGGGGGAATGCAAATGGCGATACTACGAAGTTGAGGTAATTTAACATGGCGATTTCTTACGGAACTTATCCCAATTGTTTAGCCGCACCTTGTACTACTGTTTTTATAAACAGCAACTTGGAAGGCTATATTGAATCTAGTGATGAAGGGTATTATTACCAGACCAAAGATTACAAGCATCAAGGCGAAATCTTTGCTACTGAAGCTGAAGTTAAAACTGAACTAGAGGCAGCATTCAAATGAAAACCAAGAGACAAATGGCAGGGGAACTTGTTGGGGAGTTTGGCAAGTATATGCCTGATGCACCTACCACACCTTACTTCATTCGGCTGAACGGAAAATTCATGTGCTCTGCTGATACTGCTGAACTGGCTGAACAGGTTGAAGCGTATTTCAGTAAGCGGGATTTGGTGGGTCTCATGGATACTATACCCAGAGAAGATGATACGGAGATTTTAGAATGACCACATATAAATATCGTGGATTTACTATCAAGCCAAAGTTGGATTTTGGGCGTTATGGTTTTCTTATCAACGGCAAATGGGTTACTACTGGTTGGGTTGTCACTGATGGATTCTGCAATGTGTTAGCCGGGGCTACTTGGTCACGAACCATAGCAGGAGCTAAGAATTTAATTCTTGCTCATATTGAATCCAAAGGCAATGCTGATTTGTTTTGGAAGATCGTAAAAGCACGGTCTTTGAAATAAAGTTTGATACTAAGATCAAATTGATTTTACCCGTTTAATAGTTCTTGACTGAACTATTTAAGAGTTTTAGACTTCGCACCAATTACTGTTACGATTGGTGTTTTTTTATGTCTGTCTTAATTGAACATAAACCACAAAAACAAGAGCCAAAACTGAGCGCAAAAAAGTTCAAAAATAAGCTCAAAATCGGAAAACTGAAATCTGATATTCCTGAACCGGAATTATCAAAACTTTCTGCGGTTGACCCCACCAATGTCAAAGTCACAAAACACTTAAATCTTGCCAAGAATTCTTCCGGGCTTGATACAGAACGGTTGGGTAATATCGGCAAGTTCGTGAACATGACAGATGAAGAATTATTTGATGTCGCGCCTAAAGGGGGGGAAGGCAGATACAACGGATTGAATGATGACCAAAAGGACAGTCGAATTGTGTTAGTTCACAGGTTCCATATGCGGGGTTGGACTAATGAACGGATAGCAGAAAAGCTTGAAGTCAGTACGCGCATGATCTGCAAAATCAAAGAGCAAATTAAGGACTTACACAAACGCTCATTTACAAACATAGACCTAAACGAGTTTTTGGGGGAGACAGTAGCCTTCTTCATGGAAGTCAGAAACATGTCTATGGGAATGGCTACAGATAAAGCCTACAGTGCCAAAGAGCAAATTGCTGCCCTGAAAGTTGCCTCAGATACCGAGATGAATAAGATTAGATTCTTGGACTATTGCGGGGTCTTCGCACACATTCGGGGCAATGCATCTGTGATGGATGATGTAATCAATATCGTACCTGAAACCGATAAAGATAAGGCACATGCTGCAATGGATGAATTCGCGTTAGAACTGTTTGCGAGTAAGTAATGCTTAAGCCAAGTAAGCTTACCAATATGCATCGAAGCTTGGCGGGTAAGAGTGACCCATTCAGTAAGGACATCAGGCAATCAATCGAATGGTATCTTGAAGGAGAGAATATTGTTCGGCTACCTTCACTTCTGCTGTTGGGGCGTTATCCGGTTAGTGTAGAAGAGTTCATTTTTGCCAAGGAGTATTTAGGGACGGGGGCCGAAGTTTGGCCTTCAGTAATGGAGAGTATTATAGAGATAAATAATCCCGATGGTGACAGATTGGGGCAAAGGTTTTATGAGTGTTGCCTAACAGGAGGAATAGGTACTGCTAAGACTACCAGAGCATTGTATACAACAGCTTATCAGCTTTATTTATTATCCTGCTTTCGCTCACCCCATCTGCTGCTGAATCAAGACCGCGCTTCTGAAATTTTCTTTGTCTTCCAGTCAATTAATGCTCGTGTGGCTCGTGATGTGGATTATGCACGTTTTCGAAACATGATTGAAGGCAGTGAATATTTCAACACGGTCTTTCCTTACCGTAAGGATTTAGATAGCAGGTTAGTCTTCCCTAAAAACATAAGTGTGTTTCCTACATCCGGTGAAACCAGTGCAACCATAGGACAAAATGTTTATAGTGGCTTCATCGATGAGATTAATTTCATGGAGGTAGTTGACTCTTCCCGCAAATTGGTAGATGGGGGGCAGTTCAACCAAGCGATAGAGCTATACAACTCGATAGCATCACGCCGGGAAAGCAGGTTCATGCGGCAAGGGGTAGTGCCGGGGATACTATGCTTAGGCAGTTCAAAGAATTATCCCGGTCAGTTCACAGACAGGAAGGCAGCAGAAGCAAAACGTGATGATGGTATCTATTACCGGGATGAAGTGATATGGGATATCAAGCCCCCTGAGCTATTCACAGGCAAATGGTTTCACATCTTCATAGGTAGTGATACTCGTAAGCCGTATATCATAGCCCCGCATGATGTTAAGCAGACTAAGAAGGATTACCCTGCTCAGGTTAAGCGTATACCTGCTGAATACCGTAAGCGATTTGTAAACGATATATACAATGCCCTGCGGGAGATAGCCGGGGTAAGCACGGTAGCTAAAGCCCCATACTTTCCCAACGTGGAGATACTATCCAAGAACTTTGATACTAAGATCAAAAGTATATTCACCAGACCTGATTGTGATTTCGTTGTTACTCAGGTGGGGTTAGTCAAGGATGCTATTAAGCAGCCTCACAGACCACGCTTTGTACACATCGATCTAGGTCTTACTGCTGATGCGGCGGGTGTGTGCTTAGGTTACGTGGACAAGTTCATACACGTTGAAGGGGAAGAAGACTCACACGGGGGTATGATGCCCCACATAATGATTGATGGGTTCCTGCGTGTGACACCACCTATCAATGATGAGATTAACTTTGCCAAGATACGCACGATCTTATATAAGCTGACTGAGTTGGGTGTACTGATACGTTGGGTTACATTCGATAGTTATCAGTCAGTGGATAGCCTACAGATATTGCGGGGTAAGGGATACATGACGGGCTTACAGTCGATGGATAGAACCCCGTTACCGTATGACATCCTTAAGAACGCGCTGAATCAAGAGCGTATCACTGCACCTGAAGATGCCCATGTACGCAATGAGATAGTACACCTAGAACGTACATCCAAGGGTAAGGTCGATCACAACGCATTCAATACTAAAGACTTAGCTGATGCATTCGCGGGGGTAGTGTATGGACTTACTATGCAACGGTGGACATGGGCAAGCTTCGGGGTACAACCAAGCCCCATGATTACCAACTACTTCGCGGTGGATGAACCAGAGAAGCAAGTATGGGACTAGGGGCGTACCCTCTGACCCACCCGGTAAGGATAACATAATAGTTATTATTTGTCAACACTTAATTGCACTTAGTATCAAATAATATAAGGGCAGGGATAGCCCCTGACCCGCCCCGGTATGATAACATATCTTGACAAATAAATATAGTAACTAAGTCACACACATAGCCTTGACAAATAATAAAGGATATGATATACTTCCGTGGGTGGGCCGGGGGCTGACTTCACACATACAATCTGCGGTGTCAAGGGCGCGGGGTGTGCTGCTGTGTATATTGTACGAGATATTAGGCGTATAAGAGACCCCCCCTGTAGACCCCCCCACAGGAACCCATAATTTTTATTATTAAAATATAAAAAATATTATTTAAGTGAATCGAAAATTATTTTCAAATCTTTTTTCTTTCTTTTGTCCCTAAACGGTCTCGGATACCATATACTTTTTTTCAGTTAGTCGGTGATATTAATATCAATCGGGTAAAGCACCTGTGGATATTTTTTCTGGATATTTTTAAGGTTTTTTGAGGCTTATATATATTTCAATTTTCTGATATATATTTCAGGTCTCGTTTTCGGCTTAGTCTGGTTTGATCTTAGTATCACATGAGATAATAGCCAGATTTCCTACGCGCACAAAAAAACGGATGTTATAATCCGGTCTATGACAGACCCATATTTAAGTGTGTTAATCAGGGCGAAGCAGCAAGCTAAGGTGGATGTGAAAGAAATCCGCAGATTGAGGCGTGAACTAGGGGAGTGTAAAGCGTTGGTGGGACGGTATAGAGCTTATTTCCGTGAAAAATTTTCGCGCAAAAAGACAACTATGTGAAAACGATTTCAACACCACATTTTATTCCTGCTAATCGCGCTTCCTGTCTGCCTTTTCTGCCTACATCGTGGCGAACCGATACCTTGATACACGGGCCGGGAAGATTGTTGATTGCAGCGGCAATAGTTTTGGGAGTGTCGAACAGGTGGACATCCATAAAATATTGTTCGGTGGGTATCGGTCTACCCGTGAAAAAATCTTGAATACGGTAGGTCTTCATATCGTGAATCCCAGACTTGCAAGTTGTTCCTGTTGGGTACGAGCATCACAGCCTGTACCTATGGACAGGTGTTCATTCATTACCGGGATATTCAATTTCGCTAATCCGCAATAATGCTTATCACCTTCTGATTCCAGAAATTTACAGGGTATGCTTGCCGTGCCACCAAATTCAATTCCGGTAGGGCAAACTTCGGTAAGGCAACACCACCCGCAATTATTGCAGGGTTCCCATTCAGCAGGTTTCAACGCTCTCGCTACTTCGATAAGGTCAAATAATTTGCTCATCGGATTGACACGTAATCTTCGCTGTTCCTAAGTAGGACAGGTTCGTGCTTTAAACTTTTATCGTGAATCAAAGCAACGTGCGTGTAATTGTATTCCCCATTCCCGTAGAATGTTGGTGTCACCTTTATTTCAATGATGTTCTCAACTTCGCGGGTTTCCCCGAATTCAGATATCTCCACGTTCATGTATTACCTCCTAGTGTAAAAAAAGAACTTGCCTCATTTCACCTAGCACGTATTGTTCGATGTGCATCATCGGATTGAAGCAAGCTCTAAATCGAGGGGTCTAGAAAAGTGGTTATACGATAACCTGCAATCCCGTTTGCGGTCATTCAATTTCGGTAGAATGCACCTGTCAACCCAGAACAGTCACGTACATCAGTTCAGTCTTAAGCCATTCCTGATGCCCTAGCTCCGCTTTAAGTCTTTGAAGAACGGTCTTCGGGTTCGAACCTACCACTATTGGTCTAGCATTGCCGGGAACTATTCCCAAGAACGTATCCGTTCAGGTATCATGCTCCAAGGGCAATATTCAACCCCCCAAAGTAGTCAAGGACAAAAACCGTTCATCAAAGACATAAATTTTTTTGAAAGTTCTCAGCAGAAGGATTCCAACCTTCGTGTCAAACGTCTTCGACTGTTGCCGATTAACTGAGAGTCTTAAGGTCTCACCCGTGATCGAAACGGGATGTACTAGCAGTACCTAAGAACTTTCAAAAAAAATAGAAGGAGCCGTACCAAAATACTCTCTCAATGCCCTTCCCCGGTAAACCCGGTCTGGTGAAGCTTCGTGACACTGGCAGGGAATCGAACCCTGCTAACCCTTCTCGTACATTAAAACAAATTTGGTGGGAATATTAATCTGGGTTACTCCCGTTACCCTTGTCCGTTCCTATTGGCTTATGAGCGATTCGTTCTTCCGTGGTAAATTAAGTAGTGTGAGACCACTAAACTTCCTGTTCAATGTACCCACCTGCCTATCAGGGGGTGAGTCCGGTCAGTCGATGATTCTTGCGAATGAGGATTCTGACCTTCCCCGTTTCAATCTCACATTACTTAACTTACACCTTAATAATAGCACACACGTATTATTTGTCAAGCGATTTATGAAATTAATTTCAATTATTTTTAGGGCTGATAGACAGGCTGATTGGGTGTTTGCAGAGAAATCCCGAAAAAATAAAACTGACAAATATATTTAGATGTGGTATAATGATGATTCAGCAAACAAATACGAGACACGAATATGAAAGACTCAGTTATAAGACTTCATGAAGATGAAGGTTATCGAACTGGCTTAGTGGTCAGTGTCGGTCATAAATTTATTGGGGTCATCTATCCTGACTCTTCAGGAATGCGAATCAGAAAGGTCAGACTTGATTCCCGATACACGGTCATCGACTACCCCACTAATAAAGCGAAGAAGGCACTTCGCAAGTGCGGGAAGAATTTTGGAATTACCAAGAGTGCGAAAGTTGCACTCAGAGCATAGGACACGATATGAATAAATTAATGAACGTCCCTGCGAGAGAAAAAGGCAAGTGGTATTGTGGGCCTTATGTAATGGCAGCAACCACAGGGGAAACCTTCGATGTAATTCGCACGGCAATCAATCGCGCAAAACTTAGACCCGATACACGGGGGGTCTGTTCGGTGCAACCGTGGGAACTGCGAAAAGCTTTCTTGTTATTAGGGTGGCGATCTTTCACCACCTATCATCATGCGGAAAATCCGAAGATGCGGTTGAAGGAATTCATGCATGGGCTTGACGTTGATGACCCAGAAATTTATGTGGTGTATGTCACTGGTCACTATGTTGCCGTGCAGGGTGGGCTGTTCATAGACACCTTCAGTAAGCACAAAGTATCAACTGCTTTTTCCCCACAAGCCGGGAAGACCGTAAAAGAAGTTTACAGAATGCGAAAAATAAACTGACAAATAATTCTATAGTGTGTTATACTTAACCAATGGATACTTTTAAAATTAATGTAAATGGTATTCCTGCTCTGGCAGAACTGACTAGTTATATTCACGTTGCCCCGCAGGGAATGCAAGCTGATAGTGATGTTGACTGTTACGGTTATACTGAAATGGAATACAATTTGAAAGACCGCAACGGATACCCTAAGAAGGGGGAAGCTAAGTGGCTTCACAAGATAGCCGACAGCAAAGATTTGTGGGCTGACATCGATGAACAAATTGAAAAATCTATTGAGGATAATATCGATAGATTCTGATTGACAAATATCTCTATATAGTATAGGGTTATATTGACTAGGAGGTTTTATGAACGCGAATACCGTTAAAAAACTAGGCAGACGCAAAGCAGGTACTTGGGGCAGAACTGCCAAGCCTGTACAAAAGCGTATTGCCAACAAAGCTTGCCGCAAATCCGCAAAGCGTGAACTGTCATGAGTGCGTGTGAAATTAAATTCAATCCGAAGCGAAACAATCAAGGTGATTACGATCTTGAACTTTGGATTAATGGGCAGTTCGATTCGACTTGGAGCGCACCTTTAAATTTTATCGATCACGCAGATTTGGAAAAGTTTGCGAAGATGGTTAATCGGGGTGTTGCAGCAGGTAAAAAAGATGCCCGAAAAGAAATGCGGGGGGCTTTGGGTTTACCTTCATGAAGTGGGCAGAGAAATTCGGATGGGGGATAGGTAGCCGCTTAATTGCGGCAATCCTTAAATCAGTGAAAAAAAAACAACGACACGAAGAAATTTTTGAAGAAGCAGCAGAGATACATGCAAAGCAATTTGCTGATCGTATTGATGCTGATGTTCTTATACGGCTAATTAATCCCCGTGATAATAATCGGGATGTCTGGAAGCAGAACCGAATAGATTTTTTAATGACCAAAGTACAGGAGTATAACCGTGGGAAAATTACTGAAGACCCAAGAAGTCATCACCACTTCTAACTATATGACTGATGAAGTGTGGGCAGTTCTTGATAAGGCAGATACATTAGTAGAAGTTGGTATTGGGGTTGCCCGTACCAAAGCCCGATATGTGGGTGCGTATGAAACCCTTCCTGATGACCTAGAGAATATAGATGACCAGTTTGAAAATCTGATTAACGAATCAGGACATATACTTGTCAAACTGGAATCTACTTACACAGTGGAAAGAAAGCAAAGGCTAGAGAAATGACAACCGAATTTTCTAAACTTGACAAAGCCAAACTTGATTTGATTCGCTTGCAAAGCAGGTTGGAAGAATTGAATGATATGACGCTGCGCGATTCCGAAACTATTGTTTGTCTTGAAAACTCCATTGTGAAGAAGAAAGAATGGATTAAGGAACTTGGGGGATAACATGGCAGAAAGATTCTATTGCCCCGAATGTGGGGATTTTAGTTCAGACCGGGAGTACCCGAAAACAGATGATGGGTTCCCAGATACCCCTGTGTGTAAATCTTGCGGTACGGATTGCACTAGGCTCACGGAAGACCCACGAATGGAAGCCCTTAATGTTTTGGCTAAGGAACTTGGAGTTGTTCGGATTGAGTATCAACAAAGAATTGCCGCAGTCAAGAATCTTACCAATCAGATTAAAACGGATTGGGGGCTAAAGAAATTATCATGAACCCAGACTACTATCTAATTCCTGTTGCTTTTGTTATTTGCGGGATTGGTGCGTTTGCACTTGCGGCATTGTTCTGGTGGTTGGAAAAAAGAGATGACTAAATTACCGCATGTAAGAAAGCCTTGTAAAGATTGCCCGTTCAGAACTGATTGCATGAAGGGTTGGCTTAATCGTATGCCTGAAATTCTGGCAGAAGATTCTTTTGTGTGTCACAAAAATACAAAATTACAGTGCGCGGGACACATGCTAATAAAGGGAAGCGCAAATGCTTTTGTGAGATTGGCAGGGAGAATGAGAATTGATTTACCCCTGTCAGGCAGAGAACTTGTTTTTGAAACTGAGCAGGATTGTATTTCACATCATCAGGATAAATTATGAGTGATTTGTTTGTGAGTTATCATTACACAGGCAGAATGGGTTTCGAAGATTCCACGCTTGTTCAGGGGTATGGAAATTTGGTAATCAAAGACCGGATAACCCCGCAGTCTGATATTGGGATTGAGACTTTGACAAATGAAACTGCTGAACATGCTAAAAAAGAATACGGGTTAGCAACCTGTTTCACTGAAATTTTATGGTGGAGTAAATTAGGATGAGCAAACTAACAACCCGTGCTTTCGATATGGCAGGACAAGAAAACTGTGATTCAGAAGAGTACGATATGATTCAGGAATTGGCTGAGCGTTTGAAAAAGTTGGAACTTGAAATACAAGGGTTTGCGGGTGGTACTGTTTATCGCAAATCTCATGAAGATGTATCGAAGGAACTTGGTGCGTTACGAAGATATGCCAAAAACTTAATGGGGGTCAGTGATGACTGAAGTAAGAATGGGTGTCGGAGAGGCACGAAACAAATTATCTGAAATGCAATTAGAGTTGGAGAGAATCCCTGCTAATTGTCATAATAGGGTAGACCGGGAATACCGTGTTTACCTTCAAATGAATATCAGCACTTTTGAAACTGCGATTCAGGCATTTGATGAAGTGAGTTCGGAGATTTAATGATGAACTACAATATTGAAACTGCCCATTCATTTAATCAACGAATAGACAAAGATGGGTGTCTGGATTTAATTCAAAAACTGGATTTTCATTATCTGTCTATGACTTTCGATGTCACGTTTTTCACGGGTTGGTCAATGAAGTTTGATGCCAATTCATTTTGTACGGGTTTAGATATTATGGTTTCTGAATTGACGTTGAAACAAATGCGGGAAGCCTACACACGAATAGAAGAATTTTCTTTAGAGCACTGGAAGGAATGGAATGCTCAATTTCCGTTGAGGCATTGAATGGACATACTAAATCTGATTGTACACAAACGGGCAGATGCAATTGCCACTATGGAAGAGCCTGTTATTTCTTTCACGTTGGAAGAGATTAACAGGGTGTTGCAAAAAATAGACGATCTTGAGGGGGTTAAAAAAACTCTGATGAATGATCTTGCTGTGATCAATATTCAATTGGGGCAGAGCAGATGATAACAAAAAGGAAAGCAGGGAAATTAGTTGTGGATATGGAAGTTCAGGTAAAACGACTTGATGCTAAATTGATTACCATTCAAAAGAAAGTGAATGGGTTAAATGATCAGATTGCAAACATCGTTAAATGTGTTGTGGGCAGAGATTTTCCAGATCGGAAACAGTGGATTATGTATCCTGCGGATGGATGGGAATGTGAGAAGTACCAACATCAGAATCCTTTTCCCTTGTGTGTTTATGATGAAGGGGAAGACCCTGAAATGGATAATTGCCTGTACTGTGGTGAACCATACGAGAGAAAATAATTTGAACTTAGTATCACTTACCGGGGATAGAATATGAGCGCAAGGAAAGATTTATCAACAAGGCTGTTTGAATTTTGTAATGAGGTTGGACTGAATGAAGTTTATGGTTGTATTGAAAACTTCGATGGGAAACTCAGAACCCTTACCTTCTGCAAAGCAAAAATATTGGATGGGACAATCAGTGTCTATGGATTGAACTTTATTCAAGTCACATACAAAACTGCAATTCGTGATCTTCCACATGAGGATTCCAGAATCTTTAATAATGAAGGTCATGTTAAAGAATTTCTGAAGGCAGCATTTGTGGACTTCGATTATGAACTTGCGGAAAGCATCCCACACAGAAATTCATAATGACAAAACACGGTAGTTACTGGCGCGGTAGAAAATTAAATTCTAAAACAATGGTGTGGGAGTTTCAAGATGGTAGTGGGGTTCCTATTGCCGATGAAATAAAGCAAGCAATGGAAGATAGCCACAAGAATAATCCCTATCAAACATTTGAAGCGGTAAGGAGATTATTTCACCCTTCTCAATTTGAAGACAGAAAAAAATGAGTAAATTTCGGGGCAACATAATTAAAGCAGTGGATAAATGGTTGCCCACTGACATTCCTGATTCTTGGAATTGGAGACCTACCCCCGAAATGCTGCATCCAGATTGGGAAAATATTTTTAATCCGTTTGGGGTCATTCATGAGGGCAGCAAGATTCTAACCCAAATACAGGAACCACTACCCTACACTTTTTTAGTTCCCCTTTTCTCAGATGAATATTGTGACTGGCTGATTGAGAAAGGTAACGAAGCTGACAAGTGGTGCTTCGATAATAAAGATGGATATGCTGCATTCGAAACTCACTTGAAGAAAATGAATCCGTGGATTAATAGTTATCACGAAGATTTTATTTGTCTCTGGATTTTGAATTCTTTGTACAAGGGGTTGTTCGGGTATGTAGCAGAAAAAGCTATCAAGTGTTTCCTGATTAAGTACACAACTCAAGTTGGATATCGAAGTATGGATATGCATCATGATAAAACTTCCTTGCTATCTGTTTCGGTTAATTTGAATGATGGTTTTAAGGGCGGGGAAATGTCTTTCGTGAGACATCCAGAAACGAAAATTGAAATACCGAAGGGTCATGCTCTTCTTTTTTCTGGGAACCCTATTCAGTGTCATAGGGCAAATCCTGTTACTGAGGGGGAAAGGTACGTTCTAGTTTATTGGATAAAATAATGGAGGAAATAAAAATGAGTGAAGCACTAAATTTGAATAACGGATACAAAATGGTGAACCTGAAAATCTTGGTTCCTGACAGCACACATTGCTGCAAGCTTACGGGGCAGAATTCCCCCCACTGTCAGTTCTTTGATAACTATGGTGGACACGCAACTTGTTCTATGGGGTTTACTCTGGATAAGGAATTGCGGGATGTAGACGGTTATTTAAAACCCCGTGCTTGTTTAGATTTATTGAAGGATTGAATCACGTAGAAGAGCGTGTTTTTGGGGGGCTGAAATGCCCCTCTTTTTTTGCCGAAATGTGAACTAAGTCACACCGATAATCCTGACAAATAATAGTAGAGTGCTATAATTAAGGTATAGAAACAAACAACACGAGACAGAAAATGGAAACAGTAATCATCTTTTTAAGCCTTCAAATCCCGGTAGGACTTTTTGCAGTTGCGGGTTTCAAGCATTGGAGAACTGTTACAACTCATCGTTTAGCTCAGCGCATTTGCAAGAAGCATCCTGAAGCACATCAAGCAGGAATCGCTGTTCGCAAATTTGGAATCACTCTTTATGAAGTTCCTGTTTGTGCCGCTACTCTTAGACTTTACGGAGTTAAATAATCATGGTCATAGTAAACATCAACCACAGAACATATCCCATCAGTCTGAAAAATAAATCTGATGATTCCCTGCGTTATATTATGAAGGATGCTTATGAAGCAATGAGAGCAAATCCTGAAGGTTCTAAAGCAGGTTACTATGCCGATGAAGTTAATTATTGTGGGATGGAATTAGCAATCAGGAAGGCAGCATAATGAAAGCTACTAAGAAAAATGTTGCTGCTGCAATCCTGAAGAAGTTCGGTCACAAGGTTGAACTGATAAAAGGTCACGGATATTTTCATTTCACTTCTGCTGAAGAAGATTACAGACTTGCCCCCATCACTTATGCCCATGATAGTTCAGTTTATACAAATGGACTTTGGACTTTTGATGTTGAAAGGTGGGTTGTTGAATATGCAGATTTAATTGAAGGGGTTGAAGTTCCTGAGAATGCAACTGACCCTATCACAACCAAAATTATTATTCTTTCTAACAAGGTGTACTAGATGACAACCAGTAAATTCTTTTCAACTTGGACTGCTACCAGTGCTTACATCTCAGAGATGGAAAGCCTTGGGTACAATGTCAGATTCGAAGTTGATATGCGCCCGAATCCGAGACCTTACAGGGTTGTAGTCAGGACAGCATAATGGAAATTAAATTTTACATTGTCCTGACTATTTTTATCTTGTATGCGATTCACGTATACATGGTCAAGAGAGTTGATTACGCCAATCACCCTTTTATTATTATGATGGTTTTGGGGGTGTATTGGTTCAGCACAGCAGGACTATTTTTCTTTGGATTTATTTATATTTAGTATTGACAAATAATTTACTGAATGGTACTATTAACGTATGGAAACTAACATGAAATTTATTCACGACATCGATTATGTTATCGAGTTTATAGCAATGGCTCATGAGGGTCAGACCCGAAAGTATACGGGTGAACCTTATGTTGAACATCCTATGGAAGTTGCACGGATTGTTCGGGATGTTGTTTATGATATGGATATGATTGCGGCTGCTATGATGCATGACA